AGATTTACTGGTTTGTCTCGTCAGTATACAGAGAACCATTCTGTATAGACGGGCATTGCCCGTTTCGACCTCTACCTTTCTCCTTCATTCTACCATACTATTTCTTGCCTGTCAAGGGATTTTGTGTTACTGGCGACTGCCGATATTATCCGTCCTTCCAATCTGTCTGTCCCTTGACACTTACTATCTTACATTATTTTATCCTTCTTGTCAAGCCTTTTCTTTACAGTGATTCCCAACCCGTTTTTTCGAGGTACTGGATGTCTACACATCCATATGCTTCTCCTATAGAATCAAGAGGGGCAAAAGACGAATCGTTTGAAGAAAGGCCGTGAAAGTAAACCTTTCCGCCCCCGTCCACAAGCCGGAATTTGTGAACGCATTTTTCTTTGATAAACCTTGCGGTTTTATATCCGGTCAACTTCTTTTCACCTGCGTTTGTGTCATTGATAAAATCCTTTGTAATTATGAACATATCGGTCGCCCCTTTTCTAATAACTGTTAACTTAACTTGCAAGCTCATTGTACCATGTAGAGAAGGTGTTGTCAAGGAATATTTTGAAATTGGTGGTAAAACATTTTCACGTTCTCCTATAATGATATATATATAAGAAACAATACCTAGTATGGTATATACCTATAGGGAGTAAGAGTATAAAGGTATACCCAGTTAGGGTATAAACCCATAGGGGGCATAAGTACATAGGGATAGGGGGCATGGGTATGGCATTTGGAACGGCGGGAAAAAGAAGAAACGTTCCTATTTAATAATAACCCTATTCTTTATATATACAGTAGTAAGTAGTAACAGAGATTAAATGATAAAGAGTATTTGTTAGCAGTTTACATTATTAGATAACTAAAAACACAGAAACATATAAAAATAACTAATAATACTTAAAAATACATAGTTTTAGACACTTCATATCCATTACTAATACCCATTACTTAACAATAATTATTCCTTAAGAATGGCTTAACAGAGCCGTTTATAGCGATAATGAGTATCATTCTCAGGGGGTGGGGCTTCGTCAGGGCAAAGGAATGGCGGGGGGGCGATATTAGGGAAGTTATTCCAATCTTATACGTCCATTTTTTTACCAAATTACGTTTTCCAAAAAATTTTTTACAATTTTCCATACCTATTTATATAAATATACAGCGTTTTTGCATAAAACTATCATATAACACGGGGTTTGTACCGACAAATGCTAATATATATACAAATATAGGGTAGTAATGTACTGATAGTAAGACAAAAGAAAGTAAAGAAGACGAATAATAGTGTAAAGGGGAGATATAATATGGATAATAAAGTAGTAATGGCGAAGCTGTTTAGTGACGCTAAGAAAGACTTATTGTTATTCAGAAAGGTTTTCCTTCCAGTCCCCGGAAAAGAATTACCAACGCCGGAATACCAGAAAGAATGGGGCAATGTATTAATACGAGGGGAGCATCATTACGCGGTCGAGGGCTATCGTGAGTCTGGCAAGTCCAGTTTAGTACTCAGGGCCTTTCCACTACACTGTTTAACATACCCATCCAAGAAGAACCAATACATTGTATTCATTATGGCAAACCAATCCAGCGCCAGTAAGAGGCTAAAGGAAATCGAGACAGAATGGTTACATGACGAATTACTTTCGATGAATTTAGTTAGGGTAGTAGAGCAATCCGCTACTGGTTTCGAAGTTATTGTAAAAGATGATAATGGAGAAGAAATGTGGGTACGGCTAGAGGCCTATGGTAAAGGTTCCGCAGTCCGTGGATTATTGGTACATGATTGTCGTCCCTCGCTCGTTCTGATTGATGACCCGCAAGATACGGACGATAGCAAGTCTGACACGGTACAAGAAAACGACTGGGAATGGTTCTTATCTGACATCCTGTTTCTAGGGAAAGAAACCCGTATATTTCTAATTGGGAATAACTTAGGTGAGAAATGCCTAATAGAACGGATTATTGAGAACCAGAAAGACCTTGGGTTTGTAGGGGTACGTATTCCCATCCTTGATATGGAGGGTAATAGTGTATGGCCTGAACGGTGGAGTACTGAGGATGTCATAGCAGAACGAGAAAGTATGAGGCGTATTGGGAAGTTAGATGTATGGGAACGGGAGAAAATGTGTTTAGCTATTTCCCCAGAAAGCCAATTATTCCGTAAAGAGTACTTCCGTTACTACGAACCGCAAAATCTTCATATCCGAGACTTGAATGTATTCACTACGGTTGATTTAGCCATCTCTAAAAAAGAAACAGCCGACTATACAGTAGTATGTACAATCGGCGTAAATGCGGATAATCAATGGTTCCTGTTAGATGTCCAATTCGGAAGATGGGATCCCTCGGAAAGTATGGATCATATATTCGAAGCGGTAACACGGTATAAGCCCTTATACGTAGGGATAGAAAAGGTAGCATACCAAGCGGCGTTATCTCACTTTATTGAAAAGGAAATGCCTAAGCGTAATATATTCTTTACGACAAAGGACTTGGAAGCGAAAGAGAAGAAAGAAGAACGTATTAAAGCAATACAACCTAGGTTCAAAGCTGGTACTGTTATGTTTGCTAAAGGAGCTAGTTACCTAGGAGAATTGGAAAGTGAACTGTTAGCTTTCCCGAAGTCTCTACATGATGATTTGATTGATGCACTGGCATATCAAGATCAGATTTACTTCGCTCCCGTAAGCTCATTTGAAAAAGTGGAAGGGGAACAAATACCCCTAGCAGGAGCTATGTAACGGGGCTTGACAAAACCTGATTTATATGATATAATATAACTAACCTCAAGAGAGAGGAGTTGATTAGTATTAACGGTACTACATCTAACATAATCTGAGAGGGGGTGGTCAAAGAATCATGTCCGAACTTTGTAGCCTGTCAGAATGGGTGAGTTTGGTAGGACATTCCTTTTAAGGAGGACGACATGGATAAATTTATAGAATGTTGCAAGGGATTGTTTGTTGTTTTACTTGCTGTATTGGTAACAGAGGGCATTGGTGTAGCGGCGTATAACGCATTTGATATGACTGGTTTTATCTTATCTGGCGTTATTGTAACGGCATTCATTGGTTATATAGCCTCTGATATCACTATCGGCTAATATTGCGGGGTATTTTAATGGCAGAATACTAGGCTCATTCCCTAGTGACGAGTGTTCGACTCGCTCTCCCGCAACCATGCTTGTGTGGCGCAATGCTAGCGCAACTGACTTGTAATCAGTAGGTTGAAAGTTGGAATCTTTCCACAAGCTCCATACACCTTGGTAGTTCAATGGTAGAGCGCCTGACTGTTAATCAGGAAGTTGTAGGTTCGAATCCTACCCTTGGTGCCACATAGGGGAGTCGTTCAATGGCAGGACATGAGACTTTGACTCTCATAATCTTAGTTCAATTCTAAGTTCCCCTTCCAAAATGGAGGAATAAAAGTCGGCATTCCTCAGCTATGACTAGAGATGTAGCTCGGTTATGGTACTGCACCACAGATGACTAAACCTACAGTGATGTCATCATGGGCGCCGCCCCTAATAGTCGAGGGATAAAAGCAGACTAACGATACGTACATCGGGACTTATATTGTATGTCTGATCTATAGACGGACTTGATGTGGTCTTGATTTCCTTTTGGAGGGTTAGCGGGTTAAATGCCTCCCCCATGGATGATTGGCAGAATGGCTATTGCAACTGTCTTGAAAACAGTCAAACCGAAAGGTTTTGTGGGTTCGAATCCTACATCATCCTCCAACATGTTAGGGTGGGCGAGTGATTAATGCCAGCAGTCTGTAAAACTGCCCTCTTCGGAGTTCGTAAGTTTGAATCTTACCCCTAGCACCACATACTAGACTGGTGCAACTGGCAGACACAATGGTCTTAGAAGCCATAAAGTAAGGGTTCGAATCCCTTGTCTAGTACCACATATTTGATTTAAGAGTCGCTCTACGGAGCGACTTTTTTATATGCAAAAAAAGGATGGAGTTGTTATTATGAAGTGTCATGAAGACCCAGACTTTTCAGATCACAAGTTATATGGCCCGTTTTTAGACGTTGGCTTTAATTTTATTGTAAATGTAGATCGGGTTACAAGTATAATACCGATGCTCGGATTAAAAGCAAAGCGTCTATACCTAGAAAAAAGAGACGCTGGCCTCATTATTGATGCTACGCGGGGACGTAAAAAGCAATGCCTTATCGTACTGGATACAGGCGAGGTAGTAGCATGTGCGTTTAGACCGAAAACAATTATTGACAGACAGTTCTAAGGAGGTGTAACGTTGAGTTTTATCCAAAATAACAGTAATCCTTCGCTCGACCAAATAGACACGAGCCTTGTTACTGCGGTACAAAGAGACATACAAGACGCAGAGGATTACCAAACTGCGGTAATTCTTCCTACCGTGAAAGAACGGTATGAGATATACTATGCGGATAAAGACTATTACGCTAGGAAATTCCCTAAACTGTCTAAAGTATCCTCTTTGGTATCCACTGACGTAACAGATACAATCGAATGGGCGTTACCATCTCTTACTAAGGTATTTACGCAAGGTGACGAGATTGTTACGGTACAAGGCGTAACAGAAGAAGATGACCGTAACGCTGATGTCATGCAGGAGCTACTGAAATACCAGCTACAGCGCCAGAATAGGTTCTTCCCAATCCTATATAACTGGATGAAAGATGCTCTGATTACTGGTATGGGCATTATAAAATGCTACTGGGAACGTAAAGAAGACACACAGTTGATGGAACAGTCCATGAACTTACGCGCTTTCCAGCAGTTATCTCAGTCTGGGGTACAAATCCAGTCCGTTGATGGCCCTGACCAGTTCGGTATATTCAGAGTACAGTATTATTCCCCATATTACGTAAAAAACGCTCCAATGATAGAGAATATACTGGTATCGGAGTTGCTTTATTCATCAGATGCCAAGACTCTCGATGAAGCTAATTTCGTAGCTCACAAGAAGAAAGTTACTATGAGTTACCTTCGCGAACGAGAACAGCAGGGAATTTACGCCAATATAGACCAAATAACTCCCAAGCCCATTAATTCATTCGTATATGACGACGAAGTTGAAATGGTTATTGGTGATAACTACCAAGGCATGAGCCGTGAGGCTGATGACGCGAGAGCAGAGGTAGTAATTTACGAGTGCTATACAAAGCTCGACTGGAATAATGATGGTGTACTGGAAGACCTGATTGTAACGATTTGTGATGACGTTATCCTTCGGGTAGAGCCGAATTACATGGGTAGACATCCATTCTTTTCTATATCACCAACGAAAGACCCTCACCGCATCTGGGTTAAGCGTTCTTACGCCGAACTAATTGGAGAGCTACAGGACTTAAAAGTAGCCCTGACTCGTCAGATTGTGCAGAATATATCGCTTACAAACGACCCTAAAATGATATTATCGGAAGATTCTATCAATATTAAGGACTATGTAGACGGTAGGGCAGTTATTCGGAAAAAAGCAAACCAGCCAATGAATGACGTGGCTATGGCTATGCCAGTAAACCAATTAAGCCCGTATACATATCAATTCCTTGAATATATCGAAGGCCAGAAGGAAAATCGTACTGGTATTACTCGGTATAACCAAGGTTTAGACGCGAACACCTTGAATAAAACCGCTACGGGCATATCAGCTATCTTAGGACAAAGCTCACAACGGTTAGAGTTAATAGCTAGAATGTTTGCTGAAACTGGATTCTACGAACTATTCCGCTTTTTGATTGGTTTAAATCAGCGGTTTATGGATCAGGAAACAGTAATTCGGCTAACAAATAAAGAATTAAAGATAAGTCCTGATGATTTACAGGGTAACTTTGATTTGATTGTAAATTCTGGTATCTCAATGGCTAGCAAACAGGAAACACAGCTTACACTACAGACAATGATGACTGCGCTAATGCAGGCAAGAGCATCTGGGCTTCCTATTTGTACGCCAGAAAACATATACAACTTGTTTAAGAAATGGATTGAATCTGCTGGCCTTAGAAATTATGCGGACTATATCACGGAACCTGCCCTAGTAGGACAGAGGATGATGATAGAAGAACAGTTAAAGATGCAGGTATTGGCATCACTACCGCCTCAAGCAACGCAAATGTATATGGAAACTGGAGTGTTACCACCGCAGGTATTACTACAGTTGCCGCCTGAATTACAAGCGCTGTTCGGTAGCGGTTATCCGACAGACGGAGGAATGAATAGTGGACAAAACGGAGCTGGAATACAAAACGGAGTTGGAGTCCCAACAACGCCTAATGCAGGCAATGGAGCTGTCCGACAAAGCAGAAATAACGCTGGAAGTGGCGGACAAATGGTTGGAGGACTATCAAGGGTGGATAACAAACAGCCTCAAAACGTGCCAAGACAATCAGGTAATGGGCCTTCGCAACCTTCTAGTGGTGTCGGAGGCTTTTAAAACTTGGCTGAAAGTAAAGATAGATGCAGGAGCTATGGCGGCAAGTGATTTGCAAGAACTACGTGAGGCCGCTAAAGAGCCTAAAGTAACTGACGATTGGTACAAAAACCTATAAGGAGGTATAATGGCAAGACCAACACAGATTTCGTTTAAAGGCAGTCCAGCCGACCAACAGGCTATGGCATTACAGGCGGCACTTAACGCCCCTGCGAATGCTACCCCAGCCAAGCAAGTCACAAGCGGCGAAGAACAAAAAAATAACGTCGTTTCTGCGCCAATATCACAAGCGGTACAGAATTATGTGACGGGAGATTTAATCAATCGACTGGCTGGTACAAATTTGCAACAATATCTTCCGTCAAGTACGGGAGTGAATGACCCATCTACATTTAGTACACAGGGCCAGTTTGGGAGTTCTTGGAGTCCTACGGTATATAATCAAGACGCACTTAATACATACGACCAAGGACTACAGCAAGCACAGGATTGGGACGCTAAAAGCTCACTAAGTCCCGGATTTAAACAGAGAGTATATCAGACGTTGAACGGCCCGCGCCCTGCGGCACAGTTAACCCAATATGTACCGAATGCGGCTCAACAGGCATCTACAACGCCTCTGAACGATGGTTCCTCTACGATGAACCCATCAGACCCATCCCAAGCACAACAATGGAATGTGCAAAAGATACAGGCAGACCATCCTGACTGGGACGCAAATACGATTCAAAACTTTATGGGACAACAGTATAACTGGAAAGCCTATAACGCCCTTGTAAATGCTGGTTATATTCAGCCTACGCAGGAATCACAAAATTGGACTGCGTATCAGCAACAACAGGCTAGACAAGCGGCTATTGCCGCACAACAAGCGCAATATGGTTCATTACCTCAGTATTACCAACCTGACACATCTGGTTATGTAGAAGATACTGGTGGATACGTAGATAATAGCCAGCCTGCGCAAGAAGAAACACTAGCCCCGTCGCCAGTACCACAGAAAGATGACTCTGGGTATACAATATCAGCTCCTAGCGGAGTATATGAAACACCAGATACATCTTATTATAGCTCGGTAGGGGACGCAGTAAGAGATAAAAACAACTATTGGAAGAGTCTATTTGGACTCTAATTTTACCAACCCATTGAGGGAGTAAAAGGAGATTAACATGGATAAAGAACTCAGCTTTGACATTCAGTTATTCGCGGAAGAACCCGTGGTAACAGAACCTACATCGGGACAACCTGCAACGGAACCCGTTGTAAATACACCTAACGTACCTGCCGAAGCGGTAGTACCCGCGGCAGGGGGTCAGGAGACAGAAGACTTTGATTGGCAGATTGACCCAGCTACAGGGAAAGTAGTCTTTGACGAACATGCGTTCGACGATAAACCGCAGGAATCAGAGGTAAGCCCAGCGCAACCGCCTGCCGAAGAAAAACCAGCAGAAGAACCGCCCGAACAAAAGTACACCGTCAAAGTAAATGGGGTCGAACAGGAAGTAACGTTAAACGAACTCTTAAACGGGTATATGATGCACAGCGATTATTCTCGCAAGACTAAAGAACTTGCCGAGCAACGCCGTCAGTTTCAGGAACAGGCACAGCAAGCGGCACCCCAGCAACCGCAGGGACAAGCCCAACAGCAGGAACCGCCTAAAGTAGACCCGAAAGAGTACTATAAACAACTCTCTGATTATGCTGTCAAACAAGTCGAAGGGAAGTTGGGGGAACAGTTTGATGAATACAATGCAATCCACCAGACAGCTTTAGCTGATGAAATCTCGACAATTAAAGCTCAGGTTTATGAACGCAATGTAAATCAGCAACGCATTGCCTCTGTTTATCAGCGATATGCGCAAGACCCTAATTTTAGAGAAATTGATAACTATGCCGCACAGCGGTTGCAAGAATTGCCCTACAAACAAGCCGTTATTATCCAGAATGCGTTACGTAGTAATAACGCAGAGGTAATTGACGGTTATATGGGAGCTGTTCGAGACGAATGGTATCAAAAACGCGGGTATGTCCCAGCAGGCTCACAGCCAGCTCAGATAGCTCCCACGGTACCTACTCCGGTAGCAACGCCTAAAACGTCTCCGAAACCCCCATTCGCAGAACCTACTGGCGCACAGCAACAGCCCAAACCAGTAGAACAAACGATTGATTATAAAAAACTTGGAAAATTAACGCTTGAACAACAAGCTCTTATGGCTCAGAAATTAGGACTGGGCTAAACACAGGAGGAATAAAAATTGGCTATTATTGACAGCGCAGTACGGTCTGGTACTATCGTAGGTAAAATGGAGGACGTTACTGATTTCATCACCGCCCTTGACCCAGATCAAACGTACTATACAGGTAAATTCGGTCGTACATCTGTTACTTCAACAAAGCATGAATGGTTGAACGATAATCTACGTCCGGCTCGTAAAAACGTAACTCTTGAAGCTACTGACTTCAACGTTCAGGATGCGCGTCCGCGGACTCGTTCTGCTAACTATTGCCAGCAGTTCATGAATGGTTACTCTGTAACTGATACGACTCAGGCAATTAAGAAATACGGTGTGCGGGATGAACTTTCCTACCAGTTCACAAAATGCGGGAAAGAAACGGCTCGCGATCTTGAACGTGCCATTGTACAGCAAACACTAGCGAAAGCAGAAGATACAACTGGAGCAGAATTTGGTGGTGTCCCTTACTTCCTTGACACTGTAACGGCTATCACTTCTATCAGCACTGCTGGCGTATTCACCGTAACAGGTCACGGATTGTTTAATGGCGACCCCATTATCTTCTCTATTCCCGCGGGTGGCGCATTAGATAGTTCATACAAAGCGAACTCCGTATACTTCGTACATGTTGTAAACGCGAACTCATTTACTGTTCATGCAACTGCGACAGAAACAATGGAAGATAACACAGATACAACTGCCATCAAACCGTCTGCCGCTGTTGGTGCCAGCAAAATGCAGTTTACAAACAACAACATCGTAGATGCCGCTACGTCTTCTTCTACGACTGGCGCGAAACTGACGTTCGACCTTATGAACGACGCTATGCAGATTGTTTGGAATCGCGGAGGTTCTCCTGATACCATCGTTTGCTCAGGCAGAAACAAACGGACTATCTCTGGGATGACTCAGGGTGTCCAGAAAACACGTCCGATGGGCGAAAAGGACTTAGTAGAAGTGGTGGATATTATCGAAACAGACTTCGGTCGTGTTGACGTAAATGCTCATCGCCTATACGAAGATGATGTCGTCGACTTTATCGAGTTCCAATACTGGAAACTGGCGTACCTTATTCCGTTCCACACGGAAGAACCGCCTCGTAATGGGACTTACAAAACGAAGAACATCACAGGTTCGGTTACATTAGAATGTACTGCTCCTATTTCTTCGGGACGTATCAAAAATATAGTAGCGTAATCTTAGGGGCTGTGTTTATCACGGCCCCTTTATTTTTGTTTTTGGAGGAATATTATGAGTATATTACATACAGACGTAGAAGTTGACCCTAAAACACATGAGTTTAGGATAAAGCATACGTGGGATGAATATGCCTGCTTAAAAGCCTGCTATGAAGAACGTATGAGTGGCAATCAGGGCTGGCTACATAATGGAAAGGCTAAAAAGCTAGCCATGATACCGAGGGAACTATTCTCTACCGATATCGAATTAAAGAGGTATATGCAACTGCGTGGTGTAGATAATGTAGAGGCTAAGAAAATAATGGATAGATGGCTGATGAAACATCCAGAATACCGTACTAGCTCGATAGGGGGCCGGAAGGAGGTATAAATGCTACGAGTACAGAAGATAGCTACCGCTATCCTCTTCAATCTTAATGAAATGTATGCTAGAAAGCATAGTGACATAGAACTTATAGAAGCCATAAACTCTATTATCAGAACGGTAAACATAATCCTTATCAATAAGGAGTCAAACTGGATAACGAAATCTACCACTCTAAAAATAAAGAATGGAAAGAGTAAAGTCCCGTCTGATTTTGGTAAAATTAAGTCCATTACAGAGACAGATAGTAATTGGGATAAGCCTTTTTGTGGCGACTATCAAATCGTAAAAGACACTATGATTCTAACAAAGAAAGACCAGACCGAAATAGTAAACACATTAACCATGTATTACTATTATATGCTAGATGAAGTATCCGAAATGACGGATGAAATCGACCTACCAGAGCTATTCTACCAGCTTTTTATAGAATATGCAACTGGGCTTATTGATGGCACGTTTGGTAAAACATCACTAGATAATCTTGTGACCTCACAAATAGACTCTCTAAGCGGGGCTACAAACTACCCATTTATAGAACGCCCAGCTCCATTTTACGTATAGGAGGATATATATGACAGTAAACGATATCCTTATATTGGTTCGCCAAAGACTAGGTGACATGCAGAAAATAACCTTTAGCGACGACGAGCTAATAAAGTGTTTAAATGACGCTATGGACGATATGTGTGTTAGCATGTCTACCAGCTACGACCCAGAGATATTGAAAACAGTAACTTTGACGGAAGATGGAGTTCAGCTACCGACAGATTTTATCGCATGGCAAGGTCAATTCCCGTTACTATATAGTACGGATGACGACAATAATACGATAATTACTCCGATAGACCCCGAATGGGAAGGGGACAATAGCACATTGAAGTATTTCGCATATAAAGACCATTTCACCAGCCTCACAGATACAATCCCATTTAGAAGTGGCACTCACGAAAAGACATTGATGAAATTAACTATCCAGCAAATAAAACCATCTGGGGGTGATTCAAATAACAATCAAGGAGCTTCTAACGCAGGGAGCAATACAGGACAGGCTCAGTGATAGCTTAGATAGTGGATATGAAACAGACGAGCTAATCGCATGGGTAAATGATGCCATAAATTTTGTATGGCACGTATTGATAAAAAATAAATATTATGAGGTAGTTGGAGATATAACATTATCGTCATCTCGAACGGACATACCATCAGACTGGTATAAAGCAACAAATCAGGCGGCAGTTATCGTTCGAGGCGGGGAGCTAGAATGTTATGGGAAAACACCCATGGTTATTCGGTATTACAAAAAACCACCGACCATTGACACGGAAGATGATGAAGTCCCACTTACTAACTGGGGACTATTAGACCTAATTGTGCAAATAACAATCGTTCTTGCTATGTCAAATCATGGGTTTGATATGCAAACAGAGTCTGATTTTGCTCAGGCGATTGCGAATCTATTATAAGGAGGGTAAAAAATGGCTGACGACAGTAGCTCAATTATAACCACTTTATCGGACTATTGGAATAAATTACCAGCGTCCCTAAATGGCTCTGGGACAAACTTTATATACCTTTTAAAAAATATGCTTAGTGACCTAACGTCAGAGTTGAATGAAAATCTCCAAAATATTAGTGAGATATATAATACCATAACGGATAACTCAGACAAGATAGATACTCAGCTAAAAAACTGCAAGGTAGTAGAAAAGAGAATCGGCACAGCCATTACCCTTACCTTATCTTGGGATTCATCTGATATAGAAAATTATGACGGTGCAGATATATATATAAAAAGAGCAGAGGGGGATTCATCTACAGCTATAGATTGGTCAACGGTAGATACCTTAGCATCTGTTACTACTACGAAGACAAACTCATACGTTTTAAGTAGTGTGAGCGCGGGATATGTATATCACTTAACGTTTTTGGGTAGGAATACATATGGAGGCGTTTCAGAAGAGGATTCTGCTCCCACATTAACATACGTTGTAAGCGCGTTAAATAACGTCCCAGACGCGCCAGTTAATTTAACAGTGCAATTTAATAGATATGGCGTTTTATGGAAGTGGACTCAGCCAGTTGACCTAGACTATGCCTATGCAGAATTAAGAGAAAACGAAAATGCTGGGGAAGCAAGTGGATTGCTAGAAATAACACAAGACACCACCTCAACCATGCTCCCGTCATCTCGTGAAGGCGTGGCATATTTGTTCAATAAGGGCTATGGGGATAAATATTCAGACCCAGCGACGGTAGCGTATTCTAAACCAATCCCGACAGCACCACTGACAGTTACGATAACGAAGACATTCCAAGGACTTACAATTAAATGTTCTGATATTCCAGAAGATTGTGTTGGGGCAGTATTCTCTATTAACGGATTACAGTTTAAATCTCAGAATAACGAATACACATACTTTGCTACGTCTGGTAGCTTTACTGTAAAAGTGTGCTACTACGATATTTTTGGTAATGGCGATTGGTCTTTAGAACAATCTGTATCCATTATAGAATATATAGACCCTGATTGGCTAGCAGATGACTCTTTAACGTTGGAAAAGATGGATTCTGTTATCAAAGATGCGGTAAAAGACGCTCAAGATGCAATACCAAGGCTGGATGGCTTAGATGGTTCTATCACAAGTATAAATACAGCTATATCCGATATAAATACAGATGTGACTGGGTTACAGTCAGATGTGTCTGGGCTAACAACGACAGCCAATGGGCTAACGTCTGATTTATCTGACCTTACAACAGAGGTAACTGGCGTTAAACAGGACGTGTCTGGACTAACATCTACCGTAAATACGCATGATCAAGATATTTCGCAGTTAAAACAAACAGATACCCAGATACAGACCACAGTAGCCTCAAATAAAACGGCACAAGATGCCGTGAATACTTCGGTAGCCAGCCAAATCACTCAGAATGCCGATTCTATTACGACGGTTGTAGCCAACTTAAATAAGGACGCTAGTGATAGCCCTTATGAATCTATATCACAGATAAAGCAAACGGCAGATGGGATATCTTCTATTGTGTCCGCAAACAAAACAGCTCAGGATTCCATAAACTTTCAGGTACAACAACAGCTAGACAAAGCAATATCTACTTGGTTTTATACAGGAGTGCCTACGCTAACGAATGCCCCTGCTAAAGACTGGACAGACGACGATACGAAGAACACCCACATTGGCGATTTGTACTACGATACCAACACTGGTCATGGATATAGATTCTTATTGTCAGGCTCAACGTTTTCTTGGGCTATTATTACAGATACGGATGTAACCGCGGCCCTTGCCGCGGCATCTAAAGCTCAAGATACAGCGGATGGGAAGCGCAGAGTGTTTACCTCCACGCCAGTACCCCCATATGACGTGGGAGATTTATGGACTCAAGGGCCAACTGGGGAACTTATGCGGTGCAAAACAGCTAAAGTTACGGGGCAGTCGTATGTGGCATCTGATTGGGATAAGGCTAGTAAATATACTGATGACACATCTCTTACCACGTTTATAAATGGTGTGTATGCTACAGATAAACAGACAATAACATCAGAGATCACTCAGAATGCCGATTCTATTACGGCTATGGTAGCAACCCTAAATTCTTCTCCAGACGCAGAGAACCAATATGCGGCTATATCACAGCTTAAATTGACGACAGACAGCATAACAAGCACAGTGTCTCAGAATAAGTCTGACCAAGCGACTATTAACACTGGGTTTTCAAATGATATATCCCAAATAGAACAGACAGCGACATCCATTTCAACAACCGTAGCCGCTAATAAAACGGCACAAGACGCTATAAACACAGCGCAAGATGCGAAGAACACGACATTTACGGGCGATATATCACAGATAAAGCAAACAGCAACGGAACTTTCAACTACGGTGCAGAGTAATAAAGAGGCCCAAGATGGTGTAAACTCTGCCCAGTCCGACAAGAATGACACTTTCGAAACAGATATCTCTACCGTGACTCAAACAGCCAGTCAAATATCAACTACGGTACAGTCTAATAAAATAGCACAAGATGCTGTTAACACGGCTCAGGAGACAACAAATACACAAACGTCAACAAAAATTACTCAGAATGCCACGTCTATAACAAATATCGTAACAGAGCTAAACAAAGCGCCAGAGGATTCCGCCTATAGTTCTATAGCTCAGTTATTAGACAATATTAATCTTAGGGTACAAAAAGATGATGTAATTAATCAGATAAACATATCTACAGAAGACATACAAATTTCTGGGGAAAAGATACATGTTACTGGCGAAACTCTATTTGATAATGGTGTTATTATTGCCTCGTATATTGGTGATAAAGCTATCGTCGGGACTAAAATAGCAGATGGCACTATAACGACAATAAACATTGCCGCTGACGCTATTACCGCTAACCAGATAGGCGCTAACGCAGTTACTACAGACAAGTTAGACGCAAGTTCCGTAACGGCAGATAAAATCAGCGCAGGGGCTATCACCGCAGATAAAATAGATGCTGGGGCGGTAACGTCGGATAAAATAACAGCAGGGGCGATAACCTCTGGGAAACTGGCGACAGACTCGGTAGCTACGGGGAATATACAGGCTGGAGCAATAACCACTGATGAGCTTGCTGTTAATGCCGTAAAAGCAGGTAATATTGCCGCAGATTCAGTAACATCAGATAAGATAAGCGTGAGCAGTCTCTCCGCTGTATCGTCTACAATCGGCACATTGCAAACAGCAACATCTGGAGCAAGGGTTGTTATAAAAGATAACTTAATAACTGTATATGATAGTAATAATGTTCTTAGGGTTCGTATGGGGGTATGGTAAATGAATATATATATTATCTTTAGTTTAGCGATTATATTAGTTATAGGTGTTTTTACATACATAAAGAAGAAAAGGGAGAGTGATTCTTCGGTGCCACAGGGGATACAAATATTCGACGGTGGCGGTAACATAACGATGGACGTCACAGAAAGTCTGGCAAGATTTTATGGGCAGTTTACTATAACAACTCAAAGTGGTAGTTTTACGCCATCGATTCCGTCTACAGACAATGGGAATTTGTTTATTGTAGTTAAAAAAGGGACATATAAGTATAGAGGAGGTTATTATATAAGAGCCATCCCACAGTTCACTATTAGCGGACATACAATATCATGGCAATTAATGGTTGGGGAAGCTGGAACATGGATCGGGAATAATTATGCTAATGTGCCAGTAACGGTTTATTATGGTACATACTAATGGAGGTAACAAATGGCTAATTATATAGAGATAAATAATAGTTCTCATATAGTTATTAATGACAGCTTTAAGAACGTATCATATGTAAAAAGGGTAAATGGAAATGACTGTAGAGTACGAGTAGACCCATTCGGAACCGGAGCATACTGGTATTATTTAAGACCACCAATAGATCAGGGAGATGTTATTGTTTTAGCGTCTAATCAATCTAATATCGCGTTCCACCAAACAAACACGATATATTCGTCTAAAAATTGGGGATATTCTGCAAACGGGGAAGAATTTGGGGTTGGATATCTTGGAGGTGGGTCTGCTACAGACTATTCAAACACATGGTTTTATATTTTTTCTTATCAGACATCATCTAGTACTACGGGGCTAGAGATAAAGGACGAAAACAATCAACAAGTATTTAATAGTAATTTAAAATACCTAAGAGTAATAGATACTATAAATGATTTCACCAGCCGATCGTATGGACATACTGTTGGCGCTGTATTGTGCGGAATGCCATGTAAGTATAGCAATAATCTATATACAGCGGCAGGGATAACCTTTCCATCATCAAGTGGGATTGCTACCGTTGACGAAAACTTTAATATACAAACATCTCGCCCATCTGGGTTTTCTGGCGGTATGCAGGTACTTGTTGTAAACTTGGATGGACTATCATAAGGAGGTAAAATGGCAAAAATATCGCAAGATACGCCTGTAAAAAACCTTGTAATAAACCAAGGAGAGGATACAACAATTCAATTAAATATAAAAGAGTCAGATGGCACAACATCTACCCCCATAAACATTAGCGGGTATACGTTTGTCTGCAAGGTTAGGCGGGAAGCTACAGACGACGAAGTAACTATAACAGCATCATGCTCTATATTAGACCCTGTAAATGGAGCCATAGAGGTAACATTTCACGGGGAAGATAGCACAAGCGTTGATGTAGACGATGGCAACTACGACACTCTTAGCGAGTATACGTATGACGTATTTATGACTGACTTAACCCCCACAACAAGCAGAATATTGTGCGGAAATTTATATATTAGTCCTTCTGTTTCCAATAGGTAGGTGAAAAATGGCAAACACTATTATTGAAGTAATAGTCCCAAAAGAAAAACTATTAGTAGAAGTATCTATGGGTATTAAAGGTGAACGTGGGGTTAGTATATCTGACGCTGTTTTAAATGAAAACGGGCATTTTATTGTTACGTATGACAACGGCGAAATAGTTGACTCTGGTATTACCGCGTTTGTAGACGCAGTAATGTATAGGGACGAGGCCAAGGGGTATTCAGAACAAGCCGGAGAGTATGCCACGTCGTCACAACAAAGCTCTCAAGATGCCACCTCCGCAAAGAACGCCGCAGAAGACTCGGAAACAAAGGCCAAACAAAGCGAAACTAACGCTAAATCATCCGAAACATCTGCTCAAGGTTATAGCGAAGAAGCCGCTACCCAAGCCACGGATGCTAGAAACTCGGCAATAGCATCTTCGACGAACGCATCTAATGCGCTGGTTAGCGAAACTAATGCCAAAGAATCAGAGAATAACGCCAAGGCATCAGAAGATGAAGCCAAATCGTCAGAAACGGCATCTGCTAATTCTGCCACCTCAGCCAGTAATAGCGCTATTGTTGCCACGCAACAAGCCACAGATGCTACGAATCAAGCCACGCTAGCAAAAGACTGGGCAACAAAGACAGATGATACGGTAGACGGTTCTGAATATTCCTCAAAGTATTACTCTAATTTATCAAAGACCAGCGAAACTAACGCCAAAACCTCAGAAACCAATGCGAAGACTTCAGAGACAAATGCAAAGGCTAGCGAAACTTCTTTGGCTCGTCATGATAGTAATGCGGCATCGTCTGCCGCATCAGCGGTAACGTCGGCTACAAACGCGGCACAAAGCGCGGGATCTGCGGCTAGTTCTGCTACAACAGCAACAAATCAAGCAATAGCGTCAGCAAACTCTGCAACATCTGCATCTGGGTCTGCAACGGCGGCAAGTAATAGTGCTACGGCATCTGCCAATAGCGCTCAACAGGCACAGGACTACGCGGAATCTATTGGTAGCGCTGTAAACTCAATATCTGGTAATAACAATGGCATAGCTATAGAATCTATTTCTGGGACACAGTCTACAATAACTCTCGACCAGATGGGCCTTGGTGGTATATATAAATTTAAGGGTTCCGTGGCAACATATACCGATCTCCCATCTACAGGCGTATCTTCTGGATGGGTATATAATGTAGTTGACACTGGTAAGAACTATGCCTATACACCAGATGGTACGTGGGATGACTTGGGCGGCAATATGGACTTATCTTTATATAGCCTAAAAGCGGACACAGTAAAAGAGATTGTTGGTTCTAGTGCCGTTTTAAACATCACAATGGGGGATGGCACAACTTCATCTATAACGGTAAATAATGTGGCTAATGCCACTCACGCCTCAACAGCAGATTCGGCTACTACCCTTGCTCCAGCACATACTATTAATGGAGTATCTTTTAATGGCAGTGAAGATATAACGATAGAGGATTCAACCAAGTTACCTTTGAGTGGCGGTAACTTAACAGCAAGCTTAATATTAAATAACAATTATGGATTATTAGGAAAAGATACTTCGGGTAATCAAAAAAATTTAATATATGTAAACAGTAGTAATGAGGCTTCTGTTGGAGCTACTACTATTCCAACTCTTATAAATTCTTCTATTCAACCTACTTGGTATGATGGTACAAATACTAAAACTTTTTCTATGACTTCTGATATTCCAACCAAAACTTTAACTTCTGTTACATTGAGTGCGGCTAGTTGGTCTTCCTCTCAGTCTACGATAACTAATTCGTCTATATTATCTACCTCTACGGTTTCTCTAGTACCTAATGCTACCAACACTACAGGTACTATGTATGATGCTATTGCGGCAGGGAAATTGGCGGGGACAGTAAGTGCTGGACAAGTTGTTATTAAGGCATTAGGTACAGCACCAACAATAGACGTTACGTGTGATTTATTAATAGAGGGGTGATATAATGGGAGCATTTATTTCAAGATTTACCGGAGGTAGCGGTAGCGGGGCTAATTATTTGGAGGAATTATTGTTTAGTAGTTTACAAGAATTAACAGATGATACAGTATCTCCCACTAAAGTTACCTCCCTTCCCAATTATATTTTTTATATTAACAGCGGAATAGAAACCATAAATTTATCGGGGGTAACTTCTGTTGAGAATTACTCCTTATATGGTATGAAAGACTTGAAAACAGCAACATTTAGTAATATTGAAACACTCCCAGTCGGAGGATTTATATGGGGTAACTCTTCTCATATACCTCCTTTAACAAGCATTAATATCCCAAAGGTTACGGTTCTCCCTGCAAGTACATTCGTATGGTGTACATCACTTGCTACTTTTGATTTTTCTAATATAACAGATATTGGATATAGTGCTCTTGGGTACACCGCATTTACATCTCTGTATCTTCCCAACATCATAACCATAAGTGGTAGTTCCATTATGGGATTAGCCGAGAATTCTACTTTGGCTTCTGTGGACATGGGGTCATCTGTATCTTCTATTAATAGCACCGCATTTTCACATTGTAATGCTTTAACTACTATAAACATTAATAGGCCACCCGGGGCGGTAAGTGGGGCGCCTTGGGGAGCAACAAACGCCACAGTTCATTGGACAGTTATGACCTAGGAGGAGTTAAAATGACACAGAAACCCATTTATATTTATGCCGGAACAGAAGGAAAAATTCAAACCCCTATTCAGTTAGAAGGGATAACTCCTGAATCTACTTTGGTTCGGTTGATGGCTGATTATGGAAAAATTCTAGTAAAAGGGGATGTTAAAACAAGTTGTATTGATGTAGAAGAATCTGATATTCCAAACTGGATAGAAGAAGTTTCTATTGTGACTGGAGGGTAAATGGCAAAACAGGTAGGAAAATCAAAGCGGGTAAAAGAGTTTGATATAGCGAATTTAACGGGCGGTATGGATATAGCTACCGACCCGTTTTTCCTATATAAAGACGCGACATGCGCCCAGCTTATAGAGAACATGGAGTTTGACTCCGAGGGAGAAAGACTAATGTCTCGTAGGGGACTTGGCTCACCAATACAAACCTTCGACTCTAATATACGATATATTTGGTATGACTATGGTATGAATGACTATCTTATATTCCTAGAGAATAAAAACGTATATAAATATGAGTATGGAGGAACCCCTTCTCTTATAGGGGTAATAAACGGAGACTTAACCCACAACCCTCAAATAACAAGGTATACGAATGCTAATGGTACATACCTACTTATAGCAAGCGGAGGCACCCTACAGTACTACGAATATAGTGGAACGAGCATTAGCACAGACTTATCATATCCTCTAATAGATGGTATAATGGAACGATTTACCAGAATGCTAGTGTATGAGTCAAGCACGAATAATATTAAATATTCTGGGGTAGCAGACCCGTTTAACTGGACAGAAAACAGTAATGACGCATCTGCCATGAAAGATTTAGATGTCGGGGACGTGTCTCCTGTCGTAGGTATATACCCGTTAGCCGACGTTATTATAGTGTTTAAAGAAAACGGAAGAATATACAAGATTGCTAATGAACCTGAGGACTGGAATGTCTCGTTGGTTGGCACAGATAGTGATTTTGTATCGAGAGATTCTATGACAAATTTCGAGGAAGACGTTGTATTCTTTTCTCGGCAGGGACTTCGTTCTCTAGCGACCACAGAAACGTATGGAGATTTTACGACTGCGGAAGTTGGAGAAAAGATGAACCCCGAGATGAAAAAAGATTATAGTTCATCCTATATGGTAAAAGACCAAAGGACAAACCAATTATTTATAAATCCCAATAGGGGTAAAATAGTATATGTTTACCATTATAGATTAAAGGCATTTACCAAGTGGACATTTCCAGAAAATGTATTGACGATAGCTCCAGCCATAGATCGCACTCTTGTAGGGATTGGCAAAGAGGTGTTTAATCTCGATAGCAAAAATAATGTAGATGTTGTCGGAGGAGTAAGCACTAAGATACACCAGAAAATAGTATCCGCAATACTTTCTGACCTAAACATTATGACGTTATATCGTTCTCATCTAATGATTACGTCCGACAAAGTGGGGACAGCTACGCTAACGGTAAATGATACTACGTGGAAATGGCCTTGGACGATAGATGAACAACGACAAGAGTTTAAAACGCAGATACGTAAAAACCAAATGTTATTTACGTTTGAGACTGATGATATAATTACCTTCCACTATTGGATAGCGGTTATCGTTCAACAATACGTGGCAATGACAGCAACCCAATCTTCTGACTCAAGCCCAAGCTGGGGAAGTGGAAAGTGGGGACAAGGAACATTCGGAGGTGTCACAAATGGAACTGGTGGAAGCCCATACGGTTGATATAGTTCGTCGCTTAGACGAATACAATAAAAAATTAAATAGGTCATTTTTAGAGGACTGGGATGTAAAAAAATATCCCTTCGTATTTTTATTAGAAGATGGTTCTATTTGTGCGTATGGAATGGGACTCAACTACATAGACGTTGGGCCAACTTCCGGCGAATTTAAACCAATGTTAAAAAAAATAAAGGAACTTGCAAGATATTGTGGGGTTCCCAAATTAATAACGACAACCCCTAGAAATCCAGATGCCTACGCAAAACTAAGCGGGGCAAAACTAACAGGCGCACTCGTCCATCCAGATGGGTATGCTGAGTATTATTTCGAAATGGAGGTATAAATGAGTAGCCACACGTCAGTGCAACAACGACCATTATCTAACGAAGAAAAGGCGTTGTATGCACAACAACTGTCCTACATGCAGGAAGTTTCTCCTTATATAACTAGCCTATTGGGGGCTGGACAAACGGCATTAGATAATAAAGCGAACATTGATTGGAGTTCACTATACAATAATTATACGTCACAACTGTCTGATATCATGGACAAGCAAAGCTCGCTATTAAACGGGGAGTTACCATCAGCATTTACGGATGCAAAAAATACATATTACAACAGAACATATGAGAATACCCTTGGCTCTAAGTTATCAGACCTAGCTAAGAGTGGTGTTATTAATAGTTCTCGTATGAACACGACAACAAACGACCTACAGAAAAATCTAGCGTCTCAAATGAGTAGCGACTATTCAAACGATATAACCCAATATAATAACCTTTTAAATACAAGACAAAGTTGGTTACAAGGTCAAGTCACTGATGCCGCGAATATTAGTAACGCAGGCACTCAAAATGCCACGAACTACTTTAACGCCGCGAGTGCATTACAATCTGCCAACACGAATGCTCTTGGTACCATAGCAAATAACGAAAATGGTAGATCATATACGACAACAAGCCAGAGTGGACTAGGTTCTGCATTAAGCGGACTAGCAAGCGTAGGCTCATTATTCAAATAGGAGGCGTAAATGTATAACATAAACATACCAGTACAGAATAGCCCGTGGTATAGTATTGGACAGATGGCTGGGCTGTTGGGGTCTACGATGAAAGATAACCGAGATGCACGAGAAGGGTTAAAACAGCGTAATGACCTATATGCACAAAATGCCGCAGATAACCAGACAACACTGAATAATAACTTGCAGAATGCCTATAACACGTATGATAATACAAAAAACTCAACCCTATCTAATCTGCAAGGGTTGGCAAACACATATAACCAAAGCCAGAGTGGAGATAACTGGAATGCTATGGTAAATGCCGCAAAGAAAATTGATCCGTCATTTGATTCTAGCGACCCCAATGCCATGACGAATTTAATCAATTCCGTCCAGTCTGGGTCTGCATCTTATTTACAACCATATCGGCAGGCGGCACAAGCGGCGGCCCTTGCCATTAATCCAAATGCAGATTTAAAATCTGGGACTTGGGGTACGGACGCATATAATCGTGGAACTGGAAACTTAAACTATGTTAATAATTATAAGACCACAAACGATGGCAAGAAGGTTAATGGTACTGGCACGCAAAAATGGCAACCATTCTCCACTTACTATGGTAATAACCAGAATAATTTGGTTCAGGGGGCGCTGGGGGCTGGGACACCTATCGCTATGACAGCGGTGACATCTCCTGCAACTCCTATAGACTTACAACAAGCAAGTCAATTAAGTACTAACTGGTATGACCCAGAACAGCTAAAACAATATCTGCGAGGAGGTTAATATGGACAATAACATCCTACAGATTATGAATGCCATCCGAGATCAAGAATCTAGCGGTAATTACGATGCCGTAAATAGTGATTCTGGTGCGTTTGGCGCATATCAGTTTATGCCTGATACTTGGAATGATACGGCTAGTCGTTATGGATTAGACGCT